GAGTCCTTAGATAAAAGTGGTGATAAAGTTGTTTTTTCTGCGGGTAACAATAAAATATTTAGCGGTACATCAACTTTAACTGACATAACCCCTTCAGGTTATACTATAAGCGCTAATAACTGGAAGGTTGTCAACTTTAACGATCATGTTTATTTTTATCAAAGAGGACATGAACCTTTAGTTTATACTGACGAAGGTGGTTCTGGTGTTTTAGAAGCTATGTCTAGTCACAGTCATTCTACAGGGACATCTCCTTATGGAAACGAAGTACTAGCGGCTTATGGTCGTTTATGGGTAGCTGATATATTAAACAATAAACATACTATTTATTGGTCAGACACTTTAAACGGACATGCTTGGACAGGAGGAGCAACAGGAGCTATTGATTTAACGTCTGTATGGCCTACAGGTCACGATGAAATTGTAGCGCTTGCGGCACACAATGGTTTCCTTATTGTTTTTGGTAAAGTATCTATTGTTGTGTATTCTGGTGCAGATGATGTTGTTACATCAGGTGTCTTTAAACTACACGACACTGTAGAGGGCGTAGGTTGCGTTGCTAGAGACTCCGTACAACACACTGGTACTGACATTATATTCCTATCGGATTCAGGTGTACGTAGCTTTGGTAGAGTTATACAGGAAAAGTCTATGCCCATGAGAGACATTAGCAGAAACGTCAGGAATGACTTAGTACGTTATGTCAACGAGGAAAGAATAGCAGACTCTACATTAGCTCCTGTTAAGTCTATGTACAGCCCAGAGGAAGCTTTTTATCTTTTAACTTTACCTAATAACAATATAACGTATTGTTTTGACATGAGACAAGCGTTACCTGATGGATCACACAGGGTTACAACGTGGTCAACTCCTATTGCTTTGTGTTACACAAGAACACAGGACGGTAAGATATACATGGGAAGACAAGGGGGTATTTATGAGTACAGAGGCTTTACTGATAAATTATGTACTCTTGTAGGGTCAACACAAACTTACTCTACATCTTCCTATCAATTAGCATACTTTAGCAACCCGTTAGATTTTGGAAATTCATCTAATATTAAATTCCTTAAAAAGTTTAAAATGACAATTATTGGGGATGCGGCGGCACAATCCGTTCTTAATTGGGGATATGATTATTCAGATTCTTACTACAAGCAAACTTTTACATCCACAAGAACTAATGCAACTACAGCTTTTTACGGAGTTGCAGAGTACGGTATTTCTAGTGTAAATACTCCTGTAGGAGCAACTGCTGATTTTACAGAAAAATTGGTAGACCCTACTAACCCTAGTGGTGCTAGAGTTCCTGCTACTGAGCCTTCTTTTGAATACTCATTAGGAACAGAAATACAAGTACCTAACGTACAGGGTTCAGGACATGGAACAACAGTTACTGTAGGTTTAGAATCAACAATTAGCGGATCAGAATTTTCCATACAAAAAATTGACATTAACGTATTATTAGGGAGACTTATTTAATGAGTAATTATACAAGAACTACGGACTTTGCGTCTAAGGATACTTTGCCGTCTGGTAATGCGGCTAAAATAGTTAAAGGAACGGAAATACACGAAGAGTTTAACGCCATTGCTACGGCTGTCACAACTAAAGCAGACTTAGCAGGGCCAACATTCACAGGGACAGTCACAGTCCCTACACTATCAGCCGAAAATATTGCGGGAACTTTAGCAGGTACAATTAGCGGAGGGAGTTACTAATGGGTTTTCTATCGGACTTGTTATCATCAGGTCAAGCTTATAAGAACTTAAAAAGAGATATAAAAAGAAAAACAGATTTTAGGGACGAAACCTTAGCTCGTGGTACTGCTGTAGGTGAGCAAGGATACGAGCAGTCACAGTTTGTACCCTTTAGTGTCACATCTAGCTTAGGCGGAGTACAAGGTACTGCTGAAGGTGGGTTCGACATGAACTTGTCCCCCGAACAACAAGCTATACAAGACCGTTTATTCGGCATGTCAGGAAGTTTCCTAGATGAGCTAGGCGGAGACCCTCTTGAGCGACAACAGGCTTTATATGAGCAAATAAGAGCTATACAACGGCCTGAGGAAGAACGTCAGCAACTTGCTTTAGAAAATAGACTATTAGGTCAAGGTAGATTAGGTTTAATGACTTCTCAATACGGCGGTAGTCCAGAGCAATTTGCACAAGCTTTAGCTCAAGAACAAGCACGTAATGAAGCTTTCTATAATGCTTATGGACAGTCTCAAGCAGACAGACAGCAAGCTTATGGTTTAGCTAGCGGTCTTATGGGTCTAGGTTATGTACCACAGCAACAATTAAGTGAACTTTACAAACTAGCAACTCCTACAGCATCCTTAGCACAAAGCGGCAGAGAAACTGGTGCGGCCTTAAATGTTGAATCAATGTTAAAAACCTTGTTTGATAAGGAAGGTGGTTACATTGGACAAACATTAGGCACAGGTTATAACCGTGAAACAGGAGAACGTGTAGGCGGTATTTTTGGAGCGCAAGCGGCTAAGGATGACGCTAGAAGCGGGTTTTTTAATGACTTATTAGGTACGTTAGAAACTGCACTTACTATGGGAGCTAGTGGCGGTTCTGGCGGCTCTGGCGGCATTAGCCCCAAAGCCTAAAACTTAATAACAAACTATTAATAGGACAATATAATGGCAGATAGAGATTTAGTGAGTTTATTAACAGGGACCCCTACGCAACCAATTCAACCTCTTACAAGAAATCAAAGACTTGCTCAAGAAGCCGCAAGTGGCGGTAGAGCCGTAAGTAAGCTTTTTGGTAAACTAGGAGGCTTTGAAATCCCTCCGACACCTGAAGAAGCACTACAAGCAGAGTTGTCAAGTTTAGATTTAAACAACATGGAGGATATGAAGAAGTTAGTCGGTGTTGTGTCTCGCTTTGATCCTTTACGTGCGGCACAAATGGCTGATAGAATCAAAGCTCAAGAATCTGCTATGGCTCAAAAACAAGAGCTTGAAGATCAGGAAATGGCTGATAGAGTTTCCTTATCTACTTATGTACAGGAAAAATATCCTGACAAACCTCAGCTTGCTCAGTTAGTACAATCAGGTATAGTTACAGCTAAAAACTTAAAAGACTTTTTACCTGACGCTACAAAAGGAACTCCTGCTCAGTTTGGAGGATCAGATACTTGGGTGGATTCTGCAGGTAATTATTTTTATGGAACACAGGTAAAAGATCCAAGAACTAAAACTACAAAAACATCTCTTTCCCCTGTTGATCCAAATGGTCCTGCTCAACCTGTAGGAAACATTACCCCTGTTAGTTCTTCTGGAGAAACTTCAGAAGAAAAACAATCAAGAATGATTGAAACATCAAGAGTTAGAGAGCAATCAAAAACATTTATAACTAACAAAGCTCAAGCAGTTGGCGGTATACCTGCTCTACTTGATAATAAAAAGAACATTGAAGATGCTCAAAAAATACTTGAGACTTTACCTACAGGTGGCCCTATTAACTTAGCCGCTTATGGTATAGAAGATTTCTTAGGTTTAACCAGTGGAAATAGAGCAGACTTTGAACGTGTGTTAGCTATGGAAGTTTATAAATCATTAAAGCCTATCTTTGGTGGTGTTATTTCTGAAGGTGAAAGAGCTTCCTTGTTAGAAATAGCGGCAACAGTAGGACGAGGAAATGAAGCCAACAGTGCTATTATTAAAAGATTAATTAAAGATATGAACCAAAGAATTTCACAAGCTAAACTTTACGCTGATTCAGAAAACTTTGAAGAATACAATGCTTTTGTTCAAGAGTTGTTAAAGGAAGATGAAGAACCTACAACTAAAAAACAAGCAATAAACTGGGGTGATTTATAATGAGTCAAACTCAAGACATACGTCTTCCAAACGGTACAATTATCAAAGGTATTCCTGTAGGTGTAAGCAAGGAAGAAATCCAGGATAAAGCTATTGCTAATGGCTTGGCTACTCTTGAGGACTTTGCACCACAAGTAACTCCTGATGGTCAGGAAGTAGACTTACCTTGGTATCAGGACGTAGGTAATTTCCTAAAGAAAAACATGGAGATACCTTTAGGTCTTGGAGGAAGCCTTGCGGGAGCCGCCGCTGGTATTCCTTTAGGTCCCGCAGGAATGATAGCAGGAGGTATTATAGGTGGTTCAGTAGGATCAGGCGCAGGGTCTTTAACATCCGATGTTTTAGAGGGTAAAGAGTTAGATTTTCAAGAAGCTGTAAAGGAATCTTTAATATCCGCAGGATTTGACGTAGCAACTTTAGGTCTAGGTAAAGTTTTAAAACCTACGTATCTG